TACCCTTGCGGGATTTCATATGAAAGTGACCAGAACAAGTCAGGTCAAACTTATCGTAGACTGCGGGGTCATCCCCGTGTTCCATACGAATACCAGGTAGTGCCTCAAAACCAGTAAGTTCAAGATGCCCCAGGCAGACAGTAGCAGAAGTCTGCTCAATTTTTCGCTCGGTGACTCCTCTATTGTCATCGCATATCCAAGGCAAAAGGAGAATATCGCGATCATCGAAGCGTAGTTCAGTAGGAGAACTAATAATTGTAATGTTGTCATACCCTTCTAGGAGTGACTCTGGTGCATTGATCTTTACAGTGTTCTTGTAATAGATGTCGTGATTACCAAGAATCATCCACATATGTACGCCCTCTTCGCGGAGAGGGTCAAACCACATTTCACGTGCGGCGTCAAGGGAATGGAAGTTAATTGCCTTTCTCTTATCGAAGGTGTCACCTAGACAGATAACATTCTTGATCTTGTTCTTACGAATATAGGGCAATACAGTCTCGCTGTAGAACTGTCTATATTTGTCTATGAATACTTGGTTGTCATTACGTACGCCGAAGTGTTGATCGGTAATCAGAAGGATCTTCAAAGTTTACCTCCAACAACTCCATTATTTACAACACGAGTATAGTCCTCCATAGTGCCTTCTTGTAGACACTTAAGATGCCATCGTGTCATTTGAAGAACCCCATCCTCAGTGCCACCTGTGAGGAAGTGAGCACCATAAATGGGTTCTTTTACAACACTGGTATAGAGACCGAAACGTGTCTTCTTAATGTAGAAAGCGTCATCGATCCAAACAACATCTTCGGGGATGTCTTTCTCAATCGTTGGATTCGGACCCAGACTGGTCTCCAACGTTGTCTTCTTGGTCTCCGTTTTCTGCATTTTGTTTGTTGAATCCAAATGGTCCTACCTTCGACTTTACACGTTCTTTCATTACTTGTCCAGAGAGTGCCTCCATAACTTTGAGTACGTCTTCTGCCTTAGCACCTAGTTGAAGACGCTCCCTCACGAAATCGTATTTCTGGAAGAACTCGTCGGAGACTAACTTATAGTCATCAACTGAAATTGGTTCGTCTTTCATAATCAATACCTGTTGTTCATTTCAATACGGGACTTGATACCATTATAAGTGGCAGCGTCGGAGTTATCGTCTGTGTGAAAGACCTGATCGAAACCAGACTTCTCAACAATCTTTTCACGGATTGCTTGTTGACGTTTCTCTTTGGCGATCCTTCTCAGGAATGCGTAGTAAACAATCTGTGTGAAGTATGCAAAAGGATTGCGAGACTTCTCTGGATTGAAGTTATCAATATATTGTACACAATTTTCATACCCATCGGCAATCATATCATCCTTGTACATATAGTTGATGAAGTTAGGACGGTATGAAAGGTGGGTTGCAATCTTAAGGAAGCACTCACCAAGGTACTCATCGATCCGAGGTTTCGGATCTCCTGCATCTGCAGCGCGTTGAACTCTTGCTTTGTATTGGATCAGTGTTTCCAAGAACTTGGCATTGTCAACGTAATGTTGGTTCTTTGGTTTTTTCGCCATTAAGATTCCCATTGATTTACGTTGTATTCATAACAAATAGTTTACAGTATGACTGGACTTTCGTCAAGGGCTTGACACACTGCTAATAACTAATTATACTCAACACTGTCAGGGTTGATCAGATACTTATAGCTTAATTATTAAATAAGTCTTCTAACTTAGATCTAACTTGATCTACTTTACCTAAGAGACCCATTGATTCATTGACCTCAACAGAGCTCTCATCAGAATCAATCTCTTCGTGATCAAACTCTTGACGTACGAACATTCTGTACATCATCTTTGCTTCTGCCGACTGGGGCGCGATACTGATGACTTGCTGTTCGGGAATAATATAAAAGTCCTCATCAGAGAAGACCATCCACTTTTTAAGTGCAACGATCTGAGCAGACTTACCTTCAATGGTTTTCTCTGTATGATGTACCTTTGCAGGATTAGATACAAAGACCACCTCCTGATTGGCAGTGTCTTCTACAACCAACATCCGAGCGAGAACTTCAGAACCGTCAGTTAACTTGACCGTTCCCAAGAACTCTTCATCGTGTCTTATGTAACTAAGTGCCATTTAATCTTTACCTTTAAGATTGATTTCTGTGATGGAATAATCGAACTTCTCTTCCTTGTACGTTCTTAGTCTAAAGACCAGATGGTTCAAGGTTGCATTACGATGATGGTTGTTACTTATGTCATCAGCGAAGTCATAAAGATAAGCACGTGCTTTAGAGTCGTGCTTCCTAAGAACTCTTCCAATAGATTGGAGATTACGAATTCTTGACTTGGAAGGAGATGCAAAAATCACATTATGTAGATTCTTGATATTGATACCAGTTGAGAACGTACCGTAAGAGGCAAGTACAATGGCATCATCTGCAGACTCGCAGATCTGGCGAACTCTTTCTCTCTCCTCAGTGTCAATGCCACCGTGAACAAAAAAGAGTTGCTTACCTTCCTTTTTATTATTTAGCAGTTCCCAAAGAGGGTCTCCGTGACGTTCGATGTAGTTGAACAGTATCAGGGTGTTACCCTTCAGATCTCTTGCCAGTGATGTGATAATTTTGTTTCGAGCATTATGCGAGATGATGTAATCCATCTCTTGCTGATAATCCTCAAAGTGTCTATAGTCGTGCTTACACACCAGTACGTTGATCTTTAGATCAGACAGATGATTATCTTCTTGTAATTGCTTTGTACGAATGACTCTCTCAACAGGACCAAACAATCCCTCTAGTATTAGTTGATGAGTCTCAGTACCATCCAACGTACCTGTCAGTCCTATGCGGTACTTACAGGCGTGCATCTTTGTCAGAAGAGACGTAAGAGACTTCGCTTTGAAGAGGTGCGCTTCATCTCCAATAACAACATCAAACCGATTAAAGAAATTCCTAGGCTCCTTGTAGATAGATTGCCACGTAGATATGACAACAGGACTCCCTGAATAGCGGTCTCTACCTCCATACACTTTGGAGCAATACTCTCTTGCGTTCCATCCATACTGTTCAAAGTCTTTGTACATTTGTTCGACCAAACTTGTGTTTGGTACAACCAATAAGATTTCCCTGTTATGCTGCAGGTGCCATCTAATTAGACAATAAATTATGAAAGACTTTCCAGATCCAGTGGGTGATAGTAGAAGCCTACGGTGATATTTGATAGCACTATAAAGTCCTCGTAACTGGTATCCTCTTGCTTTGAAAGGGAGACCGAGAGATCTAACAAAACTTGTAACTGATTCAGGGGAGACAAACTCTTCCTCGTCTGCGGGTATTCCATAATACTTAGAGTCCCGCACCTCATACTTGTAGCCTTTCTTATCCAACCACTCAGTTAGATAATCATATAGACCCACGTACAGTTCACCATTGCCAGGAGAGTACAGACGGATCTTTCCATCCCAATACTTATATCTCCTTTGTTTTTGGAGAAATTTAGCGTTTGGTACTTCAAATGTAAAATAGTCTGATAATTCCTGGTGAACCGAAGGTTCTGCCTCTAAACGTAAGAAGACTTCGTTCTTCTTCGTAATCACAATCATTAGAATCCTGCTTCAAATCTCCTATGTTCGAGAGCGTTTTTGATGTGGTAAGTGCGGTTGTTGATTTGTTTGAGCACGCCCTCAATATAATTTATGACAGTTTCAAAGTAGGTTATTCTGAGTTCTTGTTTTTGGATGTCTTCATCCGCTTCCATAAAGTTATCCATATCGCCCTTCAGAACTTTGAGGTCGAATGGTTTCTCTTTATAGACAGTGGGGTCTGCTTTTCCTGTATAGTACAACCACTTATCGCGAACCAACGTACGGTATTTCATACGCGACTCTGCGAGGATTAGGTTGTATTTTGAATAATAATCTTGGTACTTGGCGTGGAGTGAAGGAATCTTCAAAGACTCCTGATCTAGTTTGTCCTCATCAAATACACAGTCAGCAGCCCAGGACTGCTTGACCATTTCAAGTGGATCCATAATTAATTCAGTTTGTCAATGCGGTTGCCTAACAGATCTTGGACCTGATAGGATACGTAATCAAATTCTACTGTAGCAGTGAAATAATCGGTGTCTGTCAAACTCGAATCAAACTCCAACGTTGTAAGAGAGACTGGTTTCAGTTCTCTAAACACCACATTAAAGTTTGGTTTGAAGTTACTGCTAAGGACAGTTAGTGTTGCGTCGGCATATGGGAACGTACCGATTGCTTTCTCTTTATCCTTATCTTCAAACGTCTGGCGTTCTGAGAAGTTATCAGGTACACCAAGACCACGCATCCAGTTGTGGAGGATCATATAGTTTTCGAGATCCTCATCAATAAGAAACCTGAGTGTCAGGTTTTGAAATTCCAACGTACCATCTCTGTAGATCGCACGGAATGGAGTCTCTTGCTCCACCAGTTTCAACTGAATACCTGGGATGTTTGCAGACTGTGCAAAGTATGCTACCTTTGGATACTTCGCCAGGGTAAAGCGGAAACCACCTGGGGAGAGAAAGTTTCTATTCGTTAGTTGAGACGGGAAAGACATTTACTATATTGGTGGTGTTCCGCAATAGTATTTAGACGCGATATTCTTGTAAAATGTCTAGGAACTTGTTCAGCATAGTGTGAGCACCATCGTGCCACTCACCATTCTTATGCTGGTACGTTCCATCGTAGAGTGAATTCTTGATCTTAAGGACACGGACTTCGAGTTCTTTTCTTGTCACAGAGTTCCTAGGCATACGACGCTTCATTATATCAATATCTATAAAAAAAGGGACCCCCGAAGGGATCCCTGTGTGTTGAATATATGACCAACGGATCACATAAGGTTGTCAACGAGGACTCTACGATAGTAGCGGTTAGCGTTAGCGGTAAGAGCGCCACTGCCTTGTGCAGTACCTTCAGCGAAGGGGTTAGCAACCAGACCGTAGCGGGTCTTGAAGCCAATCTTGGGCTGGAAGGTGTCCTGACCAACGGCAC